GCCGTCAATAGTCGTGACCAGTTCGCCAAGCGGCAATTCGCCAGCCACAGTCGGAATCTCCAAAGCCGTACCATCAGCCTGAATCGTTGTCTTGTAGATGATTGACTTGTTACCCGCCACACCAGCCGCGTAGATGTGGTTCTGCCCAGCAGCGAAACCTTTCCAAGTAAACGAAGTGTTCGGATGCGTGTACAAGGTGCCCGGGTTGTTCGCGCTAGAACCAGCAGCGGTGGTGATGTTCCAAATCTTGTGCTTATCGGCACCCTGACCAGCCACCATCAGACGGCCTTTTACATAACGAAGCAAACCTGCTTCAATACCAGTGATGTACGCCGACGAAGTAGTGGTGCCAGCATTCGTCTGATCGATGTCACCATTCGCATACGAATAAAAGACGTTGTAACCATCAGACGCGATGCTGTACAGCTTGGATGCCGCGGTACCAGTAACAGTCGTGAAGGTAACAAAATCGGTGGTGAACTGAAGCGTCTGATTCTCCGTACCGTAAATCCGTGCATCAGCCACAGCCATGTACAAGTTGTCTTGCGCCGACGAATACACCTGCGACACGTCAGACAAAAGACTCAACTGCCCCCGATTCCAAACATCAATCCCCTTAGACGAACGGAACCTGTACGGCTCGGCATCAGCAGTATCGCTGTACTCCTGCCCCGCACCGTAATGCCAAGACGCCTGCGACCTACGCCACAAACCCTGCGGATTGATAGCCGACTCACCAGGCTCCGTCGACTGGTCAACCGAATCACGAACACGCGCATCAAACTGTCGAGCAAAATCACCCGACTTCGTATCCAGCATGTACGGGCGACCATTGATCGCCACGGGGAAAATGTATGGGACAAGCTGAGTTGAACCAGTACCCGTATAAAACGAGGCATCGCCGTCAAGTTTCGTGGTGAAATCAATCAGACCAGCCACGTCACACCCTTATAGTCAGCGGAATCTGCCTCGCAAGTTTCGCTTTCTCAGCAACAATACGGTCACGACGCATACGCAGAATGTTCGTAAACGAATCACGCGTAGCACCCGGCGGCACCTCATCAGCGCGACGAGTATCGCCCTGCGCCTCAATGAAGTTCCGTTTCACTTCACGGGTCTGCAACATGCGGGCCATCACACCCATCTCAAGAATGTCTTCCATTGACAACGGCACCAAGCACGTTGATTGAATGTCCGAAGCAGTTGACGCAGCACGAACAAACGGCGCACGATACCTAACACGCAAAGTGCCAGCAATCGCCTGATCGTCAAACGTCAACGCAAACCCAGACGCAAAATCGCTCGTCGGCAAATCCCTTTGCAGGCGCACCCCACGAATAATCGGGTAATCATCCGACAAATACCGCAGACGCACATCAATCAAATCAATAACGCTCGTCGCACCAGTTAGGTTGATCTGACGATCCGACCCGTTATAAGTCACATCGGTAGACACCACCCTGTACAAACCATTCACAGGGCTGGACAAATCGTCAATGTCTTGGTTCAAAGACTCCAACATCTGAGCCTTCGGGAACCTAGGGTTCAACGTGACAATCGCCCCAGCAGAATGACTCGCAGGCGTAGTCCCGCCATACCCTCGCTCAACAACCAGGGTCTTAGTGCCAGCAGTAGCCGACCACACATACACCAGTTCAGTGCCGATCTCAAACACCACGCCGTCACGCAACCCACCCAACTCGTAGGTCATCACAAATGACGTATCGTCGGAATCTACGCCAGTAGCAAGCTTGTTCCGTTCTTCAACGGTGCCACTCAACAACTGACGCTGAACGCGATCAAGCAGCGCACCAGCAGTGGACATCTACTTCTTCTTCTTGCCCTTCCGCTTCGCACCCGGCTTCGCGTAAGCAGGAACAGGAACAGACTTCATGCTCTTAGACGAGGTGTAGCCCTGCTTCTTCACTTCTTGTCCTTCATCTTCTTGCCAGACTTCTTTGCAGCAGCCTTAGCCATTTTCTTACCCTTCGCGGTATAAGGGAACTTCTTTCCACCAACCATCGGCATGTCTAGTCCTTTCGACCGAGAAAGACTACCACGCTTCAGCAATCCCACTTTCTAAGCGCAAGAGCTTTGCGAGTCGGACGACCCTTGCTGTCCTTCATCGGACCTGGCATACCTGACATGCGGGCGCAAAAAGAACGGCGACGAGCCGCCGCCTTCGGACTCCGTTTCGCCTGCGCCGCAGACACGGGTGGTTTCAGGTTCATGCCCTGCGCCCGAGCCGACGCTCGACCCTTCGCGTTCAATCCGCCCTTCGGGTTCTTGCCCTCTTTGCGTTGCCATGCTGGAGACTTAGCCACGACGCGAAGCCCACACGTTATCAACAAGGTTCGGATACTTGCGACCAGCTTCCCTGGCACGAGCCATCGCTGCCTTCCTCTGCTCGGGGGTCAACCGCTTAGAAGTCTGGTTCGGATTCTTTTTATCCCAAAACTGTTTCTTCTTAGCGGCCACGCTTCCCCCTTGACATCCCAGCCTCACTCATAGCGATAGCCACAGCCTGCCGACGAGACTTCACTTTCTTACCAGAAGACGACTTGAGGGTGCCACGCTTGTACTCCCCCATCACCTTCTCGACCTTCTTCTTGCCTTTCATTCCAATGCTCCGTTCGCACTCATGATGTCATGCACATGTTCAGGTATCGAATAGGTTACACCTGGCTGGAACTCCCAACGTTTACCGTTCACCTCACACACCGAAGCCCTAGAAAACCGCGCCTCAAAATGATCCTTCGGTTTCTCCCATTTCGCCTGAGCCTTCACCTTGCTTCCCGTCGGGAGATGGTCAGCGAGTTTCTGGGCGGCTTTCACCCAACTGAATTCTTCGGCACGAGGAGCATCAACTTTGGCGGCTGCCCGCAACGACGGCCCGTTGTTGTAATGGTGCCGCATCGCCACTACCAGTTCATCAAACACCACCTCATCCCAACGGCCACCCATGAAACAGTGCGTTTTACGATGCCCGACCACCGTGCTTGCAAGATGCGCAAACTGTTCCTGCCCCGAAGTAGCAGTAATGATCGTCGGTACACCGAGCGCTATCGCCTGCAACGGAATCAAACCAAACCCTTCGCCCCGGGCGGGGGCAACGAAACAATCCGCCTGATTGAACCAGTCACGCTGCTCCTCACGGGTCATCCAACCACGATGCAGAAACACTCGATCAGACTCGATGTTCTTCGGAGTGTCGTACGCTTGTGGTGCTGCTTTGATGTGCAGCTCGGCGTTCGGCAGATGCGCCGCGTGAAACGCCTCCACCACCCTGTCTAAACCTTTACGCATCCACAGTGAGCCTGCGGCATGAAACCTGAACTTCTGGTTTGGTTCACGGTCATACGGCTTCCACCACTCCGTGTCCACCCCCAACGGGATGTAGTTCACTTTCGGGTGATGCGCTCCGAACACTGGGATGTTGTGTTTGCAGGGAACAAGTATCTCGTCGTACTGGTTGAGAATCCTAGAGAACCTGACAGGTAGAGCATCGGTTTCCCACATCGTGAAACACACCCTGTACTGGCCCGTAAACCAACCCTCGGATGCGAACGGGACACTCATCAAAACATCCACATCAGCCCGAGGGTCAATCACCACATCTTTCGGTTTGTGATCCAGGAACCCAAGAAGCATCGACCCGTAGCCGAACCTACCGTCAGTCAGCCCATGCCAATTCTGATAGTTCACAACGGCTGAGGAGGCCATACAGCACCAGGTTGAACGCCGCCATTACGCACAAGTTCCCTAATCAGATTGATGTTCTGTCGAGCCAACTTGGGATTCTTCGGCTGAGAATACTGTCCTTCGCGAATCGTATAGAACTGTCTGATCTTGCCATCAAAATGAATACTGATGCCGTGTTGATACCACTCAAACATTGCTACCCAATCGACCCAATCAACAGGACGGAACGGTATTCGGGTGGGCAAATCTGAACGCATCACATGATACCCAGATAGCGGGAACCACGGTTCATCTAAACAGTTTTCGTATCTTTCACGGGTCGGAATGTTTATGTTTCCCAACGTGTCTTTATGCCCCGAGGCGATCACGTCGGCACCTAAAACCAGATCAGCTAAACCATCCGAAGGCATCAGATCGTCCATCGCCAAACCTGCACCATACGGGAAACCAGATTGGGGAAAATCATTATTGATGAATCCCATGATTGTTCGCTCCGTGGTTACACGCTGCTCCCAACCCTGCGGCAGATCAACAAGTCGATCAGTGAACAACAAAACATGCTCTGGCTTTGGATCTAAAGCCAAAACATTCTCTACCCATTGATGACTGAAACGATCCCAAAAATCACCCCAACAGAAACCGATCAAACAAACATCTTGAACTATCACATCCCCAACCCTGTCTCAACCTGCCATTTGTAGTTCGCTCGTTTCTCGACCTCGGCTGAACCATCAATGCTTTTAGGTTGCAATCCTTCTTGGCGCAGACGCTTGTATGCGTCAAGATCTTTCTCTAACACCTTGTCTTTCTGGTTGATGACCGCTGCCCTCCGCCCCTCACGCCGAGTAGGAGTCGCGGAAGCAGCAACAGACAACCCAGCTACCTTGCAACCGAAGCAGCCTTCTACGTCAAGATTTGGATGTGTTTCCTGATGCTTTATCATCCCAGTCCACTTTCGCTAAAGCATCATGGTACTTCGCTTCAATCTCCGCCACAAGTGTCTGTATCAGGTCGTTGCGTTTCCGTTGCGCAGTATGCCCACCGATGTGTTGCTTATACAGCATTCTCGGTATCTGATGGTGAGGCGCTTCTAGGATCGTTCTAACCACCAGCTCATAGTCGTCAGCAACCGGAAGGTCGGGATTGTGCCCCCCAAGTTGACGGTAGAGGTCGGCTCGCCATGCCCGCACATGGTTTGGTGCAGAGACGATGTGGCTCATCGTGGTGAGATTGATTGGTGGTGCTTGCATCGCCCAGACTTCATGGTCATAAGACCAGTAGTGGTCGCCGTATCCGAACGCCCAGCCGTCAGGGTATTTACCTGATTGCCCGTCGGGGAGGATTTCGCACCAGTCGGAGTACACGAATCCTGCGTCGGAATGGTAAAAAGCGCCTGCTACTTCTTTCAGGCAGTCTGGTGTGAGTTCGTCGTCGTGGTCTAACTCGACAAGGATGTCACCTGTTGCGACCATGAACGCTTTGCGTTTTACCGCACCAATCACACCAGAATGAGTATGGGAGCGGTGGATGCTGACCTTGTACCGTTCATCAGAGGCAAACCCGTACACTTGTTGCCACACGCTGTCGGTGGTTGAGTCATCCCAAATCACCCACTCCCACTGTTTGTAAGTTTGCTTTTTCAGTGAAGCCCAAGTGCGGGCAAGAATGTGCGGTGGCGTGTTGTAAGTGGTTGTTACAACCGAAATCACCCTACAAGAATACGGCAACCTCGATCAGTTCCGCACCAGCACCAGCAGCCCCTTGCGGCCCCTGTGCGCCCTGCGCCCCCTGAGCACCCTGAGCGCCAGTGTCACCCTGTGGGCCAGTAGCGCCAGTTGCCCCTTGAGCGCCCTGAGAACCAGTATCACCTTGCGGCCCAGCCGCACCTTGAGGACCAGTAGCACCTTGAGGACCAGTAGCCCCCGTCGCACCTTGTGACCCCTGCGACCCGGTGGCTCCAGTTGCACCAGTCGCGCCCTGCGCACCAGTATCCCCCTTCGCACCCTGAGGACCAGTAGCACCCTGCGAACCAGTCGGCCCCTGCGAACCTTGCGGCCCTTGAGGACCGACAGCACCTTGAGCACCCTGCGCGCCCTGCGGCCCAGAACCACCCTGAGGACCAGTCGAACCCTGAGCACCCTGAGGCCCTTGACTACCTTGCGCACCAGTCGAACCTGTAGAACCCTGAGATCCTTGCGCACCCTGCGGACCCTGCGGACCCTGCGCACCTTGCGGGCCTTGCGCACCAACAGCACCAAAAGCAGTCCAACCCGAATCCGTATACACCTGAAGTTCGTCTACATCCTTCAGATAAGTAATCATTCCCTCAGTAACAGTGAACGCCCCAGCACCACCAAAATAGTTGCTGCGATCAGCCGACGAATCAAAAACGGCGACAACTTGAGACGCCAAAAAATCATTGATCTCAGCCGACTCTAAAGTTTCAGCCGTGAACTTTTTGAAACCTTCACCAGCCATTAGACACCAAGAGTAGCATCGCCGTCCAACTCCGAAGAATAAGACGAATCCAACTCAAACGTACCTTCCAACACCGTATACCCCGCAGCCACCAACTCATCGGCCTCAGCGTCCGTCACATAATTATCGTGACCACCGTGATACACCCGAACAATCTGCCCCTCATCCCGAATGTCCACCTCAGTAAACGAACCATCCGTCAACCGATACACGTTCCTACCCCGAGGCTCTGGACGATAAAACCGCCACAAAGACAACTGAATACCACCAGCCGTGTAGTCCCCATAATGCACGAACTCATCTGTCGGTGGACGGAAAAGAGGCACGACGCCGATACTACATCAAGGTGGAGTGAGCGGTGGAGGAGAGCCGCCCACCCCACCACGCGCCACAATAGCAAAAAGCCCGCCCCGAAGGGCGGGCTTCTCACTCAACTCACGTT